ATCCAGCAGGTAGGCGAGTTTCGAGTCGATGCGCCGCTCTACGTACTCGTAGTCTTCCGCCGACATGGTTTCGCCGGAAGAGGCGATGGTTGCCTCTTCTGCGACGGTTTGCCTGAGGTCAGTCCGCGTCGGCACGGCTCACCTCGAAAGAAGGCCGGTTGAGGAACACGGATGCGTCCTCAACCGGAACAGGGACACCACGGAGGAACGTGCGGCCGAGGTACACCACTGCCGAAAGTTCGCCCGTGTAGGTCACGAAGATGGCGCCATCCTTGGCGGGGGCTTCCTGCCCCTTCTGCTTCCTTGCCATTTGCGCTCCCTGCAAAAGAAAGGGGCGACCCGAAGGCCGCCCCGATTACTGCTTAGGCGTCAGCCACACCGGCGGTGTAGACCGTGCACACACCGTGCTGCTTCCCGTTGTAGAACAGCTTTTCCGTGCCCATGAAGCCTTCGATGGCCACGCCATTGACGAAGCCATAGTCGCGCTCCTCGGTCTTCGAGGCCCAACGCTTGCCGATCACATGGGCCACCGCCTGCGCGCCACACAGGTAGTTGGGAGCCACATCGATAGCAGCTGCACCAGCACCAGTGATCACGGCGATTTCCGGTACTTCGCGGATGATCACGCCGTCCCACACCAGATCGCCGTCGGTGAACAGCGGGTTGGACTTGCCGCGCTGCATCGCATCAGCATGGACCGTCGCCAGATCGGCCTTCAGGTCACGGAACGAAAGCGAGCCGGCGAACATCACGTACCACTCCTCGTCATCATTGACGCGGATCGGGCGGATGATCGGGTCGGCGAGCTTCGCCATGCGCTTGGCCAGCGACACCACGCCGCGGGTCAGCTTGTCGGCGGTGTTGTCGATGTTCAACAGCGAGGCCGAGTGATCGGCAGCAACCTGATTGCTCTTGGCCGCGCCGAACAGGAAGCGGTCGGAGTTCGCGGTCAGGCACGCATCCCTCACGGCCTCGGACGAGCCGGCATAGCTGGTGATCGCGCCACCGGCAGTCTGCTGGAACGAACCAAGGGCGGTCAGGGTTTGCGAGCGGTTCAGCTCCATGGCCCAGTCCTTGAGCAGCGGCTTGGCAGCACCGCGCAGCGCGAGGGCGGTCTTCTGCTCCTCCCACTCCGTCATCGCCACCGCATTGCGGTAGGCCTGGATGGAAACCTGCTGTCCGTAGTTGCTGATGGCCTCTTCCTGGCCCTCCAGCAGCGTATTGCCAGTCACGCCTGCGCCGGACAGAGCCTTGACCAGCGAAATGGTGATTGCGTCACCGGGCTTCTTAGTCAGCTGCTCCTTGAGCTGGATGACCGCGTTCGCGTCTGTGCCCTGGTAGCGAGCAAAGCGGTTGGTGCGGATGTACTCGCGGTAAAAATCGGCGTCCCACTGCTTGACAGTGTTGGCCGTAGAGACGGTAGTCAACGTCATTGTTGTGCGCCTTCCTTAGCGCTTGGATTTCAGGATTGAGTCGAGTGATTCGTCCACCGGCGCGTCTTCCACGGCGGCAGAACGGGTGTTGGACAGGTCTGGGGGGACGCTGACAGGCGCCTGCTTGGCCCTAGCCTCGTACTCAGCGCGAACCCGTGCCTCGATCTCGGCACGCAGTCGCTTCTCCAGGTCGCCAGACTTCGCTTCCCGAAGGGTCTGCAGCGTCTTGGCGGTCTGGTAGGCGAATAGCGCCGGGTTCTCGGACTGGACCAGCTCTGCACGAAGCGCGGGGTTGTGCTCCGCGGCCTCGATGAACAGTTCCTCCATCTCCGAGTAATCCTGGAACTGCGCCGCCGCCATGGTTCGAGAGAGGTTGAATCTCTCCGCGGTCATGCGCTGATCGACGTAGTGCTGGATCGAACTCGGGTCTTGGTGGAAAACCTGCGGGTCGAACTGCTGGGTCTGCTGTTGACGAAGCTGCTGCTCTAGGCGCTGCCGCTTCTCCCTCTCTGCCCGTAGAGCGGCCAGTGGGACGGTTTCCTCTCTGTGTTCCGGGGCCGTCGGCGCCTCGGGAGCCGGTGGTTCCGGCGTATCGACCGTTTCAGGCTCGGGCGCGGTGTCCTGAGGGGTTTCTTCAGGCACAACCTCGTCCGGCGCCTCCTCATTGAGGAAGTCGTAATCTGGATCGCTCATTAGTCTTGCTTCCTTGCTTCGCCCGATCACCGGCGGCGTGTCTCGGCCCAATCCGTGGCCGTCCGTGGCGGTTCTCTACCGCCAAAGTCTTAGAAGTTGTTGTCGCTCGCGACCGGCTGCGGGACGCCAAAGGTCATGGCCATCTCGGTCTCGACCATGCTTTTCGCCGTGTCTGCCTGCTTGTTCTCGGCATCGGCCCACGCCTTCGCGGCCTCGCCCTCGGTCTTTGCGACCTCTGCTGCTGCGCCGCGCTGGGCGAGCTGTGCCTGCGCCGGATCGGGCTGTCCCTGACCCTTCAGATGCTCCAGAAGCTGGTCCTTGTTCCGCAGGCTGCTCGCCTGGATGACCATTTCCAGCGGAATGCGGTCAGGCGCCTTGGAGAACAGGTCCACGAGCATCTGGAACTGCTCGGACTGTATGTTCACGCTGTCTGGCGCGTCGTACAGGATGATGTCCACTTCCAGCTCGGCCACCTGGTTCTGCATGGGGCCGGCGGGGTTGCCGAAATCGTCGGTCGGCTGAATGTTCAGACCCACCCAACGCAAGTTCTTCTCATCATCGGTGACGCGAATCCAGCGCTCCTCCTGCCAGAACTGCCTCACGCGGTTCCACACGGCCCGATAGACGCGCCAGTTGAGGTCGCGCAGCGTGCCGAAATACTTGGTCAGCTCGGCCAAGCCGTTCTGCAGGAGCATTTCCTGGGCGCGGCCAGACGGCGCCTGCGCATCACCTTCCAGCGCCGGGTTGACGCCACTGGCGTCGATCTCGTTCTTGGCCTCTTGCAGGAGCTGTAGCTCGCCCGCGGCCATTTGGATCGGTTCGTTGACCTCAAACTCCGTACCCGGGTTGCGCTCAACCCATCCATCGGGTCGGGACAGCTCGCGCCGGGCCTGCTCAACGTCATCAACCGCGCCACGCTCGGCGATCACTTGGCGGCTGTTGAGGTAGTGCAGCGCCTTTGACCGGCGCTTGTTGATCTCGTCCTGCGGCGAAATCATCCGACGCACAATGCCGTAGCGGTTGTTATCGCGGTCGCTGTAGGCTGCAGCGGCCACAATGCAGCACTCCGGGGTGCCGTCCTCGTCCTTGTACGGGGAGACGGCAGGGCCCATCAGGTAGCCGCCACGGCAGAAGATGGCGTGCATCCACACGCCCCGCTGCTTGAAGTAGTGCTGACAGACCCGGACACGCTTGCGCCGGGAATCCGCCCATGCGGTATTGCGCGGACGGTCGTCGTAGGTCTCGCCAGACCAATCCTGATTGTCCAGCACGCCCTCGACCAGCTCGCGGGCCTTGGCGCCGAACTGCGCCTCGGCCTCGTCGGCGTCCATCCACACCACCACGCCCATGTACGACGCGTCGCGGTAGTCGCGCTTACGGCTGTATGGGTCGTAGTAGAAGCGGTCCCACGGCACCTGGGACAGGACGATGTCGTAGCCCTGCTTGGACTGCCTGACCGTGATCGAAACCGCCGTAGTGCCCTCGATGGCCAGATCCTCGGCCATGTCGGAGCGGATGAAGTCGTAACGCTGGTCGTCCAGCACGTACCGAATGGCGTCCGTGACGCTGTCGGCCTCGGCCTCGTGCTTCGGAGTGCGCGGGAACGCCTTGGGGTCCGTCCGCATCCTCTGCTCGAAGCCCAGCAGCGCGTCTATCTTCGGCCCGATGCGGTTGAACACCACCGGAGGCTGCCCTCGCTGGGTCAGCGTGGCGATTTCCTCGTCGGTGAGCTGGTTTCCGTCGTAATAGTCGCGGTCACGCTCGCACAAGACGCGAGCATCCCGGCCCTGGTCCTGCGCCTCCTCGAATTGACGAACCAGCTTCTCCAGTTCGGGGGCATCCGTGCCCTTCACGCGGTCTTCCAATTGATCGCTCCGTCGTCCGCGCCGAATCCGTAGTCACGACGCCTGCGCGCCGCTGGCTGTTTTGAGGGTTTGCCGGCGTTGGCCATGTGGTCCAACCCGCGGCCGATGAGGCTGCACACGTCTACGGCGTCGTCCTGACGGCCGTCCTCGCCATTGAATGCGCACAGCTGGTTGAGCAGGCGCATGGCCCACTGCGTGCGCGGCAGGTAGACCGTGCCGGCACTGGCACGAGCGGCAAAGCCCAGGGCGCGCTCTGCCTTGCTGCCCGCACTGGCCAGCGGCTCACGGCGCGTGAACGTCTGGGTCTCGCGCATGCGCTTGGTGATGGCCGAATCTACGGCCCGCAGGATCACGCCCTTCTCTTCAAAGGCGGCCAGCGGTCGGTGCGTGGCTACCAGCTCAATCCACTTGTCGATCCACTCGGCTGGATCGGTCTGGCCGTACCACCAATCCACCGCGTAGAGGTCGCCCGAGTCGGACAGCCCCCACACCCCATGCTCCGTGTGGTCGCCGTCGTCCGGCGTCACCGCGTAGTCGCTGGCGATGTACTTATTCAGCCTGGCCGGCAGCGCGTCGTAGAACTTGAACCACTCGCGCTTGAAGATGATGCCGCCGATGCTGCGGCACTCCCCCTCCCACACATGCCGGTACAGGTCAGGGTTGAGGCGCTGAAGCTTGACCCGCTCCTTTTCCAGCTCCTCAGGGAAC